ATCCCAAAGGTTATGGTTGAGCCATTTCACGTCATGCCCCAGGGATTTCAACATAGCCGCGATGTACATGAACCCCAGCGGGAAACAGCATGGATCATGAATGCCGACGCTGTATTTGTGAAGGACCATGGTTATTTTCATTTGTTCCCACCGCTGAGAAATCCAACCAGCCCTGAAATCGCAGACAGCAAGATGTCCTTGCTCTCAGCCCCGAGCACCACAGCAGCCACCACGGCGATCACCACCACAGCAATCTCGGTGCTCACGGATTCAAGCCTGCAAGCCAGGTCATCCATCATCATCATCCATCACTCATCCGATCACCACCCGGCCCTTGTCGTCGTGCCTGTGTGTGTTCACGCGATTCCAAAGCGCCGTGGTGTCATTCGTTGCAGCCAATCGTATGGCTTCATCAGCTTTTTCCAGCTCAACGATTTTGATGCACATGGACCGTTGGCATTTTTCTGAGCGCTCTTTGCACAGAGGATCACAGACCATATTGTCAAGCTTCGACCCCAGCGAGCGTATGCCGGCCGCCAGATAACCAACAACAGCAATATTCGCCGCCAACAATCCGCCGATGATTTCTCCCGGTATAGTCATTTCTTGTCCTCAATGTTTAGCCGCAGCTAGTGACAACTGTTCCCAACCAAAGGTCTCCTGATAATAGATCATGGAATTGGTCTCTTCGTCAAAGTTCGAGTAAATCTCACGGCTAAAATCGAACAGTTCTCGGACTAGCAAACCATGGATATAGTAAGACACTGCTGATTTGCTCCATCCTTGGTATCCAGCCGGCGGTGGACCCGAGAAGACACTCATGGGGATCGTCAAAGCGTTCCATTTGGCATCTAAGACAATCATGGCGCTGTCCTCGTGGTTCTTGTCATCAGACAACCTTGATCGTGTCGACATGCACGGTGACCTGAGTGTCGGCGGAAGCTAGGCCGTGAAGTTCATATCCAGGTCCCATCACCATTCCTTCAAGTTCCCATAGCTGAATCGTCTCTTTCGTCCCGAGTGTCCTGGCATTGATGACCATGTTCGCCGGATCGACAGCGCCACCTGAAATGAAGCGATGAAAGGTGCAGGTGACATCCGTGGTGGTGTCATTGCAGGCCACGGCCTTGACAATGCGCTCCGTTGCATTGGCTGTAACCGCGAACAATTGCGATGCAACCAACCCCAGTTGACCAACATACCGTGCGTGATAGGTTATCATTTCCTTTGCTCCATCAATCTGCGGTTTCGTCTCGGACTACTGGAATGTTCATGCCAATCCGGAACGGGCGCGAACCTGTCCACCAACCATTGCAGGGGTTTCACCGCCTTGTCCCATTTATCATTAAGCCAAAGATCCTGAGAATATTGCCGAGCCAAATCTATCTGTTCCTGCGTTATCGGATATGGCCACCCACCGAAATTGTTCGTTCTGAACATATGACCGACCCAGGTTTTCTTTGTTGTGACCAACCGTCCACCCGATAGCCAAGCCTTGCAAGCCATCTCTGTTCCCACCTGGCCCCACGACCCATGGTTCTCGTCCATCCCTCCAAGATCCCAAAACCGTTCCCGATTCATGAACCAGTAAGCCCCCAGGAAAGACATGGTGTCGATGATTTCGCCTTGAGCCTCCGGCCTGGCGCGATGTTTGCGCCAGTATTGAAACTGCAAATTCCTGTCAAATCTCCAACTCACCGACAGTCTATCCCACCGCGGTTGCCATACGGTGATTATCTCGAACCCACCGGCAGACTTGCATTTGTCACAGACCACCGGTTCTTTGCCCTGGTAGGTGCGATTACCGCAATTGAGACATTGCCAATCAAAAGCATGGAGATTGTAAAGCTGAGGGACAACGGTCCAATCGTATTCACAATCGGCCATGAGTTTGACATCGAACCCCTCATCCACCGCGCAATGAGCATCCAGCTTCATGATGTACTTGGCTTGCGATATCCTGGCGCCAAGGTTCATGGATGCCCTCTGTCCGATTGCTTCGGTGTTCTTGACCACGGTTACACGAGGATGGTCGTTGATGGGAGGGTCCGGCCAATTTCCATCACAAACAGCGATAATCTCCGTATTCCCGCGCATGTTTTCGAGGACGTTTTCGATGGTCTTGGCAAAGAACATCTCGTTTCTGCCCATGATAATGACCGACAATTCCTTAGCCTGCATTCGTAAACTCCGCCTCCATATCCACCCATGCACGGTAAATCTGGTCCGTGGTCAGTGCTTCCGTCCGAATGTTACCGAAATACTCACCCGGTCGGCCCTTATAGAACTTCTTGCCGAAATCTATATCATCATCCCATTTAAGATCGTAACTCGACCGGTTCTCCCAAATCGGTGTTCCCGGATATGGCTGATAAATCTTAATGTCCAGAGCATCCAACTGCATCTCTTCCAGGAATGACCTGGTAGCGGCAAGGCTCTGTTCATCCTCCCCCGGAAGACCCACTATGAAGAATCCCTTGACCCGAATCCCCCCGGTTTTGAGCATCCTGACGGCCTGTTTTATAGTCTCGACATTCTCGCCTTTGTTTACCGTTGCAAGGATCTTGTCAGATCCTGATTCGATCCCCATGCCCACTTCAGCGCAGCCCGATTTGGCCATCTTTTCAACAAACTCATTACCATATTTGACAAGAAGATCCGCACGAATCAAGCATCTCCAAATGATTCCGAGATTCGCCAGGTGATCACAGATAGTTTCCGTTCTCGATCTGTTGATGATAAACAAATCCTCGGGGAATGCTAAGGCGTTGTATCCAAAATCATGGTGAAGGATGTCGATTTCCTCGATCACGCGGGAAATACTTTTGAACCTTACCGTCTGGTAGGTCTTGCAGCAGAACCCGCATTTATACGGGCATCCCTGGCTGGTCAGCATGGTTGTCGCCATGCGGCCATTCAGGAAATAGAGGTAGTTGTTAAGATCGAGGATAGTCCGGTCGATGATCGGATACCTGCCAAGTGGGAGCTCCACCGCAGTTATGTGCCTGGCCCCGTTTGAAAAGGCGCGTTGCGCCGCCATCTCTCCATCACCCGCGACCGCGCAATCAAATCCATCATGCAGACAGCCATTAGGGTTCAATGTGGCGTATGGTCCGCCGATCACCACCCGAGCCGCTGGGTTTGATCGTTTGATGTCTCTCAAAGCATCCAGTGCGTAAGCGTACTCAGGAGTGGTGGGACCGAATCCGTAGTATTCAAAATCGGCCGGAACATTCTCGACTGATCCATCATGAATCACAACGTCATGACCCTGTTGTTTCAACGCGGTTCCAACAGACATAAGACCGAGCGGCGGGAATACTTTCTCATCAATCAAAAACGGTGAGGGGCATCTAACCAGGCACACGCGCATACCAGTAGTTCCTCTCGGTTTTGCGGGTTAGATCATGGAACAGGCCAAACGGGTTATAGTCAACATCACCGCAGAATTGGCCATTAGGAAACATATACAGTGTTGCACGGTATGGCGCAAGTGTCACATTGCCTTTAGCATAGGATTCAGCCCATCTCCGTTTGAAATAGGTATCCCCCTTGTTAGGATAGGTCCGTTCAACAAGGTCCTCGCGGTATCCTCCGAGTGCCCAGAACGTTTCCCGCCTCATAACGAAGTTGTTGGGGTGCGGTGATAGTCGGGTTCCCCTCTTTTCTATCCTGTCCTGGAGAAGCCCATATGATCTGAGAACATCAAGATCCTGGGTGATCAGACCGGCTTCATCAATGACCCCGAACTCTCGTCTGAAACACATCTTGTCTTCCTGAACCGTGAGCGACAAATCGATTGCCTCCCAGGTAATGATGTAGTCGAGATCCGTCATCAAGTAGTAATCCCCTCGCGCCAACCTGGCCCCGGCGTTTCGCGCCAATTCCACGGTCCAGGGACGACGGTCCCCGGTCACGATCATGCGGCAGTTCTTCAAACCATAAGGATAGGGTAACGGCGGGTCGCTCCCATCATCAATGAAGATCAGTTCAACGTTGTCGGGGAGATCCATCTTCTTGAAGTGTTCACACTGTCTTCGGAAGATTTCGTGGCTATTTAAGATCGCTATTATTATTGAGAGCCTCAAGTTTCATCACCTCGGCAAATTCACTTCGACGTGGATAAAGGTTTTTGAGCCAAACCGGATCGCGTTTCTCCATCTCACCAACAATGGCTTTCGCCACCATCTCGGCATACCGTATCTTCAGACGCAGAGCCGGATCGGTTACTTCGGCGTAGAGATCCCGCAAAACCATGCAGATCGTGTAACGCCTACGTGGATTTAAATATCTGAACTCGGTCAGGATATGTTCGGGTGTGGGTCTCAAAGTTTCCAACATGGGCTCATCCTACGGAAAAGTGAACGAGATCGTTTTTGTTGCTGAAGACCGCCGTGTAAGGCGCCACGCAATCGTATTTATACCGCTGTTTGAATAGATTGAAAATCCTTGAGTAATGGACCTTCTTTTCATTCGCGTTCTCGGCATCATGAGCAACCACGTACCCGGCATGAGTGAGCCGCTTGATTTCCTCGACCCTGCGCGATTCCGGGGAATGGTCAACAAAAGCAATGTCCCACGGCTCGCTTAGATCGATAGCATCCCAATCATCAATACACCGCACATCATGAAAATCGCTCTTGAACTGGTTCAGAAAATCAAAATATTTGGGGTTGTTCTCATAAGTTACCAGTCGTCGCTTCCTCGGGAAACAGGCCCAATGAAGGAAGATCGTGGAGTACATCCCGCATCCCAACTCGACTATCGAACCATTCGTCATCTGAACAAGCTTCATGAGCACCGGTAAATGACTGCCACGCCTGGGTTGTGTCTTCATTGGTATTTCCCTATCAAATCGTAGATGTTTCCCCAATATGGCAGGTCTTTACGGTATGAGTCAACATCATGTGGTGTCCTGCGGTGCATGTTCTGATCCGTTTTGAATGTCACGGTTGGTTTGTCGATCAAGAACCGTTCATGATTGATGACGTTCAAGAGGTATGGGAAGGTGTCCCCGTTGGCACTCCCCATCCCCCATTGCCCGTAACCATCCAACACCTTTTCAATGCCGGCCACGAGATAATCCCGGCCAACAACCATGGCTGCCTCAGATCCCCTGGGTTTGTAGGCGAACTGCCGTGCCTTCCCGCGTTGAGAAAACAACACCCACAACGGTTTAACGATGTATGCCAGGTCTTCCCGGTCCGGTTTGAAATCGAAATACTCCCTGGGATAAAGGAAATCGGATTCCGCTGTGCAAATGAATTTGGTCTTCGCTTCAGCCGCACCTATTTGAAGCTGCCTCCAGGCGTTGTGGCTCGATGCCCCGACATCGCCAACACAGATGTTTCGTCCCAAATCAATGGGTTTTTGAGACACTGAAATGATCGGCAATCCAGCGGCGGTTTCAGACAATGTCCGGCATATCCTGGATTCAAACTCCGGTTTCTCCCGGTTCGATGTGTAGTACACCACTGTTAAATCTGACATCACCACATCCTCATTATCAAAACACGGCTCCAATCAGGTGATGAAGGCGTGGAACTAGGCGTCGATGACGGCGTGGCCGAAGGCGTAGCTGAAGGCGTTGAACCTGAAGGAGTCGAGCTTGGCGTCGAAGATGGCGTGCTTGATGGCGTTTGTGAGGGAGTCGAGCTTGGCGTCGTGCTGGGTGTTGCTGAAGCACTTGGGGTCGCGCTCGGCGTTCGTGAAGGGGTTGAACTCGGAGTCGAGCTTGGCGTACCTGACGGGGTATTGGATGGCGTTGATGACGGTGTGCGTGAAGGAGTAGAACTTGGTGTGCTTGACGGCGTTGACGAAGGCGTGGCTGACGCACTCGGAGTGGCTGATGGCGTGTTTGAAGGTGTGCGTGATGGCGTCGAACTCGGCGTGCTGGACGGTGTTGCTGACGCGCTGGGTGTCGCACTTGGTGTTGATGACGGCGTTGACGAAGGGGTAGCTGATGCACTCGGAGTGGCTGATGGCGTGTTTGAAGGTGTGCGTGATGGCGTCGATGATGGTGTCGATGATGGTGTCGATGATGGCGTTGACGAGGCACTAGGGGTCGCTGATGGGGTGCTGCTTGGTGTCGCTGATGCGCTCGGGGTGGCACTCGGGGTCGATGAAGCACTCGGAGTAGCTGATGGAGTGCTGGATGGGGTGCGCGATGGGGTGCTGCTTGGGGTCGATGACGCGCTTGGAGTCGCTGATGGTGTACTTGATGGAGTCGCTGACGCGCTTGGAGTCGCTGACGGGGTGCTCGATGGAGTGCGCGATGGGGTGCTGCTTGGAGTCGAGCTTGGGGTCGCTGATGCACTTGGGGTCGCGCTTGGAGTGCGCGATGGAGTCCTCGATGGAGTTGATGATGGAGTCCTCGATGGAGTTGATGATGGAGTCCTCGATGGAGTCCTCGATGGAGTCCTCGATGGAGTTGATGATGGGGTATTCGACATCTACTGTTGCCTCATGATCAACATGTATTGCCAAACAACATCACCGGCACTCGGGGTGGATGACGGCGTTTGCGATGGTGTGCTGCTCGGAGTCGGCGAAGGCGTTGAACTAGGTGTCATAGATGGGGTCGATGAAGCACTCGGAGTCGCTGAAGGAGTGTTGGATTTAGTGTTTGACGGTGTTCGTGACGGTGTTCGTGACGGAGTACGCGATGGCGTGTTTGATGGAGTTGATGACGGTGTGCTCGACGGTGTATTTGACATTATTCCCTGTTATCTCGGGATCAGTTCCCGCCTTAGTTTGAAATGATAACGTGTTGGGGAATAGACACTGCTGCCGGTCTGCTGAAGACCAAAGGGCTTGAATCCCCGGAACACCCCCATGACGTACAAGCTCTGGCGATCACGGTATAGGAACCAACGGGGAGCATCGCAAGATCAAGCTTGAATCCATACGTCCCGCTCGCATCAGGCGAAATGTGGGAGGCGTCAATAGACGCAGGCAGTCCGAGAACAACGTAATAGGTCACTCCCTGGCCAGGTTGTGGGTCACATACCAAGTATGGGCCTGCGGCTAGTGCAACCGAGGCAAGAGCCAAAATGACAAAAGCAACCAACCAAACCAATCTCTTCATGATCTTCGTCCCTACTCCCCTTCTAAGCCAGAAACAGGCTCGTTAAATCGGGTGTCCCTTCCGTTCCATCGCACAATGCGTAATTCTCTGGGATGCTGTCCACTTCCCCGGTCCATCCAATGATTCCACCAATGGGTACAAGCTCCTCCTTATGGATTAGTTTTTGCGCCGGTTGCCCCAAAACAACCATGCCTAACTCATCAACATCACCAGTCATGTCCCGCGCTGGGATCTCGCAATGCGATAAAACCATCAAATCCCTGAGCGCCGCCAGGAACCGTCCTACCTGTGCCGGATTCTCGATGTTCTGACCCGAGAACGATTCAGCCACGGATGACAGATCACGCAAGAAATACGACCATGCCTGGGAGATCAACCCTTTACCGTCCGCAACCGGGATTGTTAAACGCGGGAGGTCCATCTATGCCCCCTTCGGATTGAGGTAACACCCGTGAATGATCTCTGTCACCGGGTCCGTCAACACGGTTTCATAGATCCGTTGCCGCGAAGCTCCAAGCCTAAAAAGAGTTGCCCGCCGTTCATGCTCACCGATCTTACCGATAGGGATTTGCCGGTCATTCGACCATTTCATCCCGCCATCATCGCTGTAACGAACAGTGACCAGTGGATCTACACCTTGCCCGGATTCAAGACCACGCCCCATGTCAAAAATGAGTCTCAACTCACGATGAGGGATAAACGCCCCCTCTTCCTCGACAGTCGTGCTCTGCACCGATCTCCGCAACTCCTCCGCGCCATCAGCGAACACAGAATCGCTCAGTTCATAAATGATCGGGTTTTCGTAATCCCCGACAAAATGTTTCCCGTTCGCCATGGTGTAACATTGGCCACGATAACGCCCGTTCTTGTAAAAACTTGCCCGGCGATGCCATAGTTTGGTTGCTGAATCGAAAATCCAGGTCTCGTTCGCGGTCGGGAACGTGATCACATACCAGGTGTGTCCGTTCCATATCTGGCACCAGCCTATCGCATCATCAAATCTCTCGTAGTTCTTGATCCTTCGTTCAAGATACCGGGTGGAAATGATCTGCGGTTGGTATCCGGCCGCCCTCATCACCAAACCTTGGTCACTGATCCAGAAAAATGATTCATCCCCCCTGGCGGTACTATATGCCGCCCCGCACCCGGTTTCCATGATCGATCCGGATATCCGCGAGAACGTAAAGTCAGCCGCCCCGGTGTTGTTCCAGGGTTCAATCGTCTTCTCACCAAGAAGCATGAGCTCACGATGATCCGCGATAACACTCAGAACCTTGTCCGGTCGTGCTTCTGCCGTGGCAAACTGCAAAGCATTCCACGCAGTGAAATCATTTATGCCGGAGATCCCCCACTGGTCTGAACCATAGGTGGAAGCCACCAAATAGTTGTCAAGGAAGGTGATGGTCCCGGGATTGAACCAAAGCGCGGTTACTCGTGCGAATACCTGCGAGGCCATGGTGTAGACATACAGTTTCGCGGCGTCACAGAAAGCAATCTGAAGTCGTCCCACTTCAATCTGAACGGGTCCAGTCTTGGTTTGAAGAGCACCAAGAAGCGTTGCTACTCCCACCGGTGAGATTCGATAGACGTTCTCACCTATGGCTGCGTAGATGTTCTCTCCCAACGTGGCCATCCCGCGAACCGGACCCGTGATACCCACCCCTTGATACCAGGGCGAAAGACCCGGAGACGATTTCAAAATCATTTCCGTTTCCTGATCCGGTACGGGATACATATTGATTGGGGGATGACTGCGGTTTGAATCAATGGCGAACACTAAACGCACAGCTATCCTCCATCTATAGAATAACTCCGATTGAGAGAAAGGATTTCCAGATTGACCGTCTCGACTCTGGCCGCAGCGTTCTTGCTCTGTATGCGATCCAGAGTGTGGGTTGCAAGTGCAACAATCTCCGGTGTAAGAGGGATGCCATATTCGCCGGCGAGTTCCACCGCCAGGTTGAATTTGAACGCCCTCTTGTATCCAGGCGGGAAAGATAATGCGGTGTTGAGCGTGGCGGGTTCGGTCAATGGTTTGAGTGAATCGATGTGGAGCGTCCCGCCGCCGCTTGGAACGGGCGCAAGATAGATGGTCCCGAGTGGATAGGTGGGGTTGTAATAAAGACTCGATGGAATGCCCGATAATCCTTTGTTGCCGATGTCCCGATATTTGGCTGCATCCGTGATGTCCACCGGATAATCAACGCCGCCCTGACTCACATAAGCCCCGAGAATCTGTTCCGGTCTCACGGTATTGAATGTGCCGCCCGTCCCGATGGTATAAGATGCCGATGTCCCGAGCGCTAAATCTTCCCTCGTCGTGGAAAAGACCATCAATCCTTCACTGCTCCATCCATCCACCATTGTCTGGAAGGATTCGAGGGCATCAATCATCATCTCGGTATCCGGGATGTTGTTGGAGTCAAGAACCTTGGCCAGCCGTAGGCTCGATTTGATAAGCTGCATGACGGTCATCTCGGATCTCCATCTAGTTTTTAATTACTATCATCGGACGGTCCACCTTGTCGGCGGCGTCCATGATCCATCCGGCAATCCGTCTGGCTTGTTTCGGGTCCCAAGTGAAAACCAATTGCGCCGGGGTCCCTTCCTGCGTCTTGGCGACGGCTGAAAAGAAGATCATACCATCCGCCGTGTATCCAACTGTTTCCGATGCCATATGGTTCCTTCCCCTGGTCTATGCCCAAAACTCTTCGGTGGTTACATCCTCTGCGTTTCTGATCTGTTTCAATATCTGCGCTTGCGTCTCGTCGTAATTCATCTCCAGGGAATGAGCCATTAAAACCACGCGGTCCCTGTTCTCGGGAGCGTTGATCGACATCTTCCAAATGCTCTTGAATAGTTTCTCCTTCCCTGCCTCGACCGGGAGGTCCACACCAAACTCATCCTTGGCATACTGCGCCAATTGCCGGGCTGACATATCCTCCAGATCAAATCGTTGGTTCAGAAGACAACGAGACGCGGTTATGGGTTTGTTATGCTCGATCCACCCGCCTTCCTTGGCCCGTTCATCCTCTTCCGTACCCTGTACTATGATCGGCTCCAACCATTCATGATACCGCCAGGCTGGGTATGGTTTGTATTCCCTTCCCGGAATGTTGTGGACGTAAATCCCATCCGGGAGATTGTCGTAAGTGTTGCCGGTCAAATGTGCCTCCATGTTTTGAAACGTGGTGGGCATCCTGTCTCCTCATTGGATGCCCACCATATTATCAGTGGGAAATTGAACGCCATATCACAAGCCAACCGTTAACCCGAAGCTCCCCATATCCGCGCAGCCAACTCGGGATACAATGTTTTCACCCCATACAAAACATCAATTCTGCATATCTCATCGTCGGTATCGATGTCGTAATCTTTCACGATACGGAGCGACAAACCGTTGTGGGTCTCACGGGCTCCCCAAACGTTATGGGGCATCTCCAGGGGCACAGTCACCAGGGCGAAAGCGTTCTGATGAAATGCCATGTTCTGCGGATACTGACGATTTTCCGTACCCACGACAGCCACAAGGGCGCCGCCGGCGGGCAGGGTATCAACCGTTTGATACGGGCCGGTGTCGATCATGGCCGGTTCGAAGTAAACCTTGACCGCAGCAGCGGACGTGGTTTCCGTCGCAGCACAGGAAGCATCGGCGGTCACGACGAAGTTACGAAGAGCCCCGGTGCTATCACCGCTCATCGGGTTGACCGCGTACACACCCGCGATAGTGAATACATCACCGATCACGAGGCATTTGGTGTTGACCACCTTGAAATCGATCAACGGATACGCTTTCCCCTCGGTCCCGAGCAAGCCGGAACCACCGGCGGTTTGAACGTGCATTGACTGCGTGCTGCCGGAAGCGTGGAAAACCCCGGTGTTGTGGGCTTTAACATTCTGGTCCATGTAGATGTCAAACCCGGCGATGCTTCCACGATAACCTTTGGCCGGTCCACCTTGAGCGATACCACCCTTAACGGCTCCACTCACGATGTCTTGCACGAAGATACCTTTCAACGCATTGGCCATGGACCAGTTGGCGGCGGGGTTCAACGCAATGGAGCGGTTCTCGGGCGGGCAGGCTTCCTCATCGAGTTTCTGCGCGGCTTTACCGAGAACGATGAAGGATTCAGGCGTGATGAATCCGGTCGATTCCCAGACCGAGTTGAACACGTTCTTGTACAGAGCGGTGAGATCCGCATCGATCACGTTGGCAATGGCCGCGACAGCGGGGTAAACATACTTCTTGCTGTATTCCTCGATGGTCAGGGTCAAATCCAGAGTGTTGAACGACCATGACACATGCGCCTGCGTGGCCACGGACAAGGTGATACTGTTCTCGGTCAGGGTGGTGTTGCTTCTGGTCCTCGATTTGGTTACGCGGAACTTGACAGGTTTGGCTATGGTTATCGTCCCACCGACTTTTTTGAACTCATTCTTGTACTGCCGGTGGACCAGGTTGCCCAAAACCAGGTTGTTTTCGAGTAGCATCAAAGCCTCTTTGGCAATGATGGTGGGGCTCAATAAAGTGTTTGTACTACCCATGGTTTATCCTCCCATGCGCCATTTCCTGTACTCGGCGTTGGTCATGTTCTCCGGGTTTTTACCCACGGAAACCGATGACCCTCCGCGTATAGGATTGATTGGCGGTGGCGCGTTGCTGGTTTTCTTGACTGTTGGAGGTTGCGGCGTTCCAGGAACAACAGCTTCCTTCGACGCTGCGAGTTTAGCCTCGATGAATCCGATTTCTCTGGCAACGGCCAAGGGGTTCAGGCGGGAAATACGCGCCGTCTCCGCTGGATTTTTGCCCAGGTAGTAAACAATTTCAGCCGGTATCTCGGTCACACGCAGAGCTTCGATAATGGTTGTCGTGATAGGAAGGGTCGGATCTTGCACAACATCTTGAAAATCCGTGAACTTCTCTATCCCATCGGCGAACATCTTCTGTTCAAACGATTGTTTCTCGACAATCTGTCGTGAAGCCTCGTTTTCAGCACGGAATTGAGCTAGTTTGATGTCGGTCTTGAAGTCCGCAAGCGCTTCAAAATATTCCTCATCACTATCAAAATCCGTGATAATGGGCTTCTTTTTCTCCGGTTCCGTTGTCGCCGGCGTCTCCACCACGGGAGGCAATTCTTTTGCTGTTTTCTCGGCTTGGCGTCGCCAATAACCGGCTTGTTTCTCGGTCTTCTCCAGTCGTTCCTTGAGCTTTTCCATGTCAGCCGCAAGGGTTTCCGGGTCGATCTTGGGTTTTACATCCACTTCTCCAGCGGGGGGTTCATCTTCACCAGTCCCGGTGGGTATCGCCGAGGGTTGAATCTCGGTCAGTGCATTATCGCTAATCTCAGGTTCGGTCTCCGGGGAAAGCATATCCAATGATTCGGCGAATCCCTCGGGTACAAACTCAACGCTCTCCGCATAATCTCTCTGATCGTCTACTTCATCCATGCTCATGTGAACCATTCCTTGTCTGGTATCCCAAACAGTTCGGCGGTGTTCCCGCTCATCGAACGGATGAACCTGCCGAGCGGCCGTGTGGCCATTTCCGCCCAATACCAAAGGTGATGTCGATGATCATTCCTCAATTTGTTGTCGTTCGCCGGGAGGTATTTGTCGTACCAGTGCCCGCTGAAATCCATCGGACACCCAGCCAAAACAATCCTCATATAGTCCAAGGTGATGCCGATCTTGACGGCCAGAGCCGCGGTGGTCCCGTTCCATCCCCGGCCATCCTCCTTGACCCAGCGGACATCGAATCCCTTGCTCCCCGGGTTCCAACAATGCCGGATGATCCCCGCCGGCAACTCCATGGCCAACTGCTGCATGGGTTTCATGTGGCTGTCACCGCATACGTAATGCTGGTATTTGCCCGGATATCCCATGGCCATATGGTTGATGAGCATCACGTCGAACGGCGGTGAATCCAGATCAAGGAAAGCATTCAGATCATCGAACACGCATCGGCCATCACCCAGGATCAACAGGACATCCCTTTCCGGTTGCGGTCTGAGTGTCTTCAGATCGATTGGTTCCACCTTGGTCCAGTCGTTGATGTCGATCTTCGTCGGTTTAATGGCCATTCAGTACCCACTCCCTCGTTGGTTCTCCGAGGATGATCTTGGTGTAACCACTGAGAGACCGGACCTTTCTAGCCTCCCTGCAAATCGAGAAATCAAGCCATGCCTGGTAACACTCGCCGGTCCATCTCGGTCCTTTATCCTCCGGCCCAAAATACCAGTGACCGGCCCCGTCCAATGGACAACCAGCCAGCACAACCCGTTCGTACCCCATGGCTAAACTGGTATGAACGGCAAATAGCGCCGTGCTGCCGTGCCACATAAGATCCTTGATGTCGTAATCGATCTGCGGGATGTCCCAGTAGAAATCAAAACCCCTGCAAGGACCAAGGGTATGACGTTGTGGTTGCCCACGCCATTTGTTCGGGAGGTTCTCGGCCCACCAAATGGATTCGTTGCAATCAACGTTGCCCCAATGATCCACGACAGGGAATACATTGATCGACCGACCGATAGGATAGGTATCGTAGGAGCTCACCAGAGAATCGATTGCCTCGATGTCTTCAAGTAGGGTCCGGCCATCGCCGGCTATGACTACGGTGGAATGCGTGATTCGAGGTTTGATTTCAGCGGTTAAAACGATTTCCATGGAGTGACCCTAAACAAAAAGGCCGAACATGCTTAAATGCACGGTCGGCCTTTAGTGTTCGGGCTCTTGCTGCTCTATCTTATCTCATCGGGATGAGACAGTCGCCCTAATCGTCATCCTTTATTTCTACTACTTCAGTCCCCCCCGGTGTCCCCGCAAAAGTGATGATCTTTTGGCATTTTCTACATTTGATACTGACCAATATTACCGAACCCGACATGAACCACCGGTGGCAAATCGGGCATCTGATCTTGTTCAAAACCGCCCTATCATACTTTGTTTGATATTTCAACACTTTTCTGCACCTATTGCGCCACCGGCGCCGACGGTCGGGGTCCGTGAGCCATCATGGTAAGTTCTGCGATCTTCGTGTCGTTGTCAACCTTGATGCCTTCCAGCTTCATCTGTTCCTGCTGTACCTTGATCTGATCGATCTCAAGTTTCGCTTTCTCCTGCGCTATCCTCATCTCCATAACCGGGTCAGGCGGTGGCGGCGGTTGATTCTGTTCCGCCTGCATCTCTTCCTGAGTCGGTTCTTTAATCCCCGGAGGCACCATCTTTTCAAGCCGTTTCTGAAATTCATCCTTCCCCGGCCAATCAAGAGCTTTCACCACCAGGTCGGCGGTTGCCGGCGCGGCCTGCGGATACACCTTGAGGAAATCCAGCATACTCGCCACCGATTCTTCACGTCGCGTGGTGTAACTAGGTCCGGGTGATGCCACCACATCGTATTTCCCGGCGCTCAGATTGTGCATCTTGGGTTTCCCCATCGGGTCCATGTACTGCTGGTTGACCTTGATGATCTTCTCGGCGCCGTCCTCCCCCAATATCCTGATCATCCTCGGGGTGTCATAAATGACCGGGATGAGCTCCAACACAATCTTGGCCGTGTATTTCATCGCCCGAGCCAAGTTATTGCTGTAGGCGTAGTTCGCAATGTCACCTTCAACCCGGCGAGCCATGATTGCCTTGCCACTCTTTTCGTTGCTCACCTTCCCGAGTGAAGCCAACTGCAACCCGGTTGTGTCATGAATTTCCTGGTCCGCTATCATGATCTCGGAATGGATTGCCGTACTGACCTGTGGCGGGAGATCCCGGCGGGGAATGCCCGGATTCTGAGGATCTGGATTGAACAAGATGTAAGGCCAATTCTTTATCATGCTCGTGTTCCACTGGCCTTCATGCCCGGCAACCTGTTTCGGTGTCAGGTAAACCGGGGCTTTGGGCGCAAGCGCGGTGGTCTCGGCCTGCATTGACCGGGAATAGTTGTAGAGTCTGGTCGGGTCCTTGGCGAATCTGATGATCCCACGATAAATGCGTTTCTTCTCAAGTACCAGCTCCTTTCCCCACAAAAGGACAATCGGGAACAACCTGCCGGCCATCTTCGTCGGACCTTCCAGGATCTCGGCGCCGTTCATCTTGCACCACCAAAGCTCGTCACTGGAAAACTCGCGTGAACGTAAAACCTCATACGGCGGTTCTTTCGGTGGCAGGTCCTCGACAACATCCACCCGGCCGCCCATGCCATCATCATAGAAAATCTCGTGGATCTTGCGTTTCTTGGTCTCCTTATAGAAATATTCGGCCACCCTCACCGTATCGGGACTATGCCAGTCATCACTGGCTACGTTCTCCTCCCAATCGTACCTGGAAGCATCCGGGTGCGCCGTTTCAAACGATTCCCGGCTCATCTCCTCCGTGAGAAAGAAGTATCTGCCATCCGAATAATCCCATTTCTTGGCCAGCGGGTCAGGCAAGACCGAGAACCTGTTAATGATCCGCTCGATCCTGATCTCCTGATCGAAACTATCTTCGTCGGCATATTCGGTGATCACCCGCCATGCACCCAAACCGCACGAAGCCGCTGATTCAGCCCCGGTATCATAGGCAACGTCGGCGTCGCTCTGCTGTTCGACATGACGGAAGATCCCGGTCATTACTTCGGCGGTGTCCGGGTCGGCGTTGTCGTCCACGGGAAGAAATTTGATCTGAGGTCTGTTCTGAAGCTGGTTGCCTACGTATTGATCGACAAACGAGGGTAGTTTATTGATGGTGATACACGGTCTGCCGTCGCTCTCCCTGGCGGAAAGAATGTCTTGTGGCCACTGCTCCCCGGAAAGAAACCGGAGATCGTCCAACATTTCATCGTGGTTCTCACCCCAAGCGTCTTTAGCTTCCTGGAAATGTTTCCGCGCAGTCGCGTGAAGATCCGTAGCATCCATAGTTTAGAGCCCCCGTTGCGATAAAGGCCTCTAGGGCTCTGGTGAATAAACCGATTACTGCATCCATGATTGTTTCCCTTTGTGAATGCGTATCCTGAACGGTTTCTGCGGCGCTTGCGGACCACCGGTCAAACGTTCCCCCTCGCCAGCACCCACCATACAATATTCCGCAGCTTCAACGATATGAGAATACTTGTTCTTGACCGGAATGTCATGATATCGCTCCTCAGCACCGGCCACTTGCATCCGTTTGTAACAAAACCCACCGGCCAACCCCTTCCGTAAAATCTGGCATTTCGGGGAGATTATTGCCCCCGGTTTGCCGTCAACCATCCGGGTGAATGGAGCCTCCAACGCACCCCGCCGTATCATTGGGTCGTTGGTATAACAAGGACTGGCTTTTATCAGCAGTGCATCAAGGATTTGGTACGGCGTTGTCTCATCAGTATCCGCCCGTTTGTCACCCGCCGGGTCGCCAAAGATCGAAAAAGCATACCCCTGATATTCCCCCTGCATCTTCGGTAGCATGAGGAGTTGACCGAATCGTTTGATCCCCATGTCTTCGCTTACAATCTCATCAATGAAGATCCACCGTCCGTTAGGAAGTCTCTGCGCGAAAGCTGCGGCCGGCGTCAACCCGAAATCAAGACCGACATGAATGGTGAGTCCCGGCACCACCTCCAAAACGTTCGGATGACAATGGACGGAATCAACATACTCGGGATGAACCGGTTTGCCTTCCTTCACAAACCCATACTGAGCACAGTAATACACCCGAATGTAGTCCGGTTGTTTGCCGGCCATGCGGGTCAGGTAGTAATTCGGTTCGATGTTTTTCAGGTTCTCGGCCAATGGATTCTGAAAAAATTCCCCGCCACGTTCCACCAACCCACCCGGTTGCCTGAAGAAATTCCACCCGGCAGGGCGATCATTCTCAGCCAATCGATACCACCAGTGATCATCATCCGGCGGGTTTGTGTCCATTATCACCCCACGCCACGTACAACCACCGTCTTTCACCGCCGGGAAGCGCCCCACGCGATCACCAAGACCATCGATGATCCCCTTGGGAACCTCCCTGGCTTCGTTCACCCACGCCCCGGTTATCTCCAAAGACAAGAGTTTCTTGACATCATCCGGCGTATCCAACGCTCGGAACAGGATCTCGATGTCCATCTTGGTGCCATCCGGCATGGGTTTCAATATGTGATGGCTCATATCACCTTTCTTCACATCACCAAAAGAATCCGGTACGAACCAATCCTGCCAGGTGCGGATGGTAGTGTCGGCGAGTTCTCTGTATGTGTTTCGTATCACCGCGAATCTCGTCTTCCTCTTCCCCTCGCTGTCCGGTTTCTGTTCCTGCGCCCGTCTCATGATCTCCATGCAGCAGCCCGTACTCTTGCCACTTCCCACAGGGCCTAGGACCCCGCGGTAAAACGCATCGGATAAATGAAACTTGGAAATCGTCGGAGTCGCATTGTACGTTATGTCAGCCATCGGTATCTTCCGTTGGAGTCGGCGGCGCAATGAGATTCATGGTGAAGTTCACAGGTGATCCATCCTCGTTCCCCAACCGCACCCGGTCAATCAACAATCCAAGATGTTTCATGGCCTTTTCTATGGCCACGTTCTTGTCCCACAACCTGATTTTCTTGACAAACTCCTGGGCGTAATCACCTTCGGCACTCTTCACCACCCGCTGCACAACCTCGACACTGGCCACCGCCTTGGCTATTTCATCGTCCCATTCACTCATGGGCAACAATGCCCCGTTGGCATCAAATAATTTCCGAATATCCGAGAAACAAACCCGCCTCAACTCGATCAGGATGTCCCGGTTCTTTATGTGCCGCTCTTTCTCCAGGGTCTTATCAACCTTGGCAATCTCGGCTTTGATGTCATCACGCGCCAATAACCGATAAGCCGATCTCAAGGGGGTTTTCCCCCCATATCCGGCGGCTATGGCCGATGCCTTCGGGTCCCGCGTTGCAGCATACTCCTTCACAAATTGGTGCATCTTCGGAGAATCAAGTTTCTGTTTCATCCGATTGCCGACATGAGACAACTGGTTCATCCGATTGATGACATGAGACTTGCGTTTGGGTTTGGTAATTGGTTCGTCCATCATTCCACCGTTGTTTTCAGATGATAAACCATGGTGGCGCCGGTATCTTCGCCGATTCTCCCGTCTGAAACGGACATCGACAACCACTTCATCAGGGTATCTATTCTTCTCGGGTCGATATCGGGGAAAACCTTCGAGAGACGCTGCCTTAAATCGTCGATCATCCCATAACTGTTGCCCCAACTCATATCAGTATCGTCGAAATAGCATCTCATGCCATGTTCCTTTGCGAATTTCCGGAACTCCCAGGGATGGAGAAAGTGAAGATCGGTCAAACTCATCGGTGCGTCAAACAGCGTAGCCAACGTCATCCAAATAATTCCCCGTGGGTTGCAAAAACATGGTGATGACGTGATCACATCACCACCAGGTTCGAGCAGGTTGTCAATGATCCACGCCAATTCAGTCCATGGATCATCAAAATGCTCGAGCACCCCCTGCATTACTACCCGGTCGAACTTGTGAGGGAAAGGAAAGGTCCGATAATCGCCAAGATGATAGGTGATGAAGTTCTCGATTTCGTAGTTGTTTTCTTTCGCGGCATCAATCGCCACGGCTGAATAATCAATCCCGCAGTATTCCGCCGATCCAGCAAAATCAATCATCATCCCCAACTCACCCTTGCCGCAACCAATCTCCAGGACACGTTTGCCTCGCCATGGAATGCCCATGGTTATGATGGTTTCGCGCTCATTCACGCCGTCCGAGAACCATGCCTTCTTCCCCTCGGCGTGCATCTCATTGTATTTGGCCTGCAATTCGGCGTTGTTCATGCTCATTCTCTCCCCCTCGGAATCCCCCAAAAATCACACCTTGCACACAGCGGCACCTCGTCGCGCCTGCCAGTCACATGCAGTTCCGTGTATCTTCGCCGTGAATGCTTCCCGACATGCCATGCCTGCGACTCGATCCCCTCAGAGATCTCCAGTAATGAAGCGTTGCCCAGGTCGCCAATAACCCCCAAACCATCAGGATCAAACCTCACGCAATGATTCACCTTCCCGTACCGGTCAATCGCCATGCTCGTCAGCATGTCCATGCAAACACCCATCTCCGGAATCGTCACGGCTTTTTCATACCCTACCGAACCTTCCGGAGCATGAAGAACACGGGTCGCAATGATCCCTGGCAAGTGCCGCCACTCGCGTTTATCCACATCCCCCAACAACCGGTACACCATGATCGGGCGTTGCTCCCCTTTCAGTTTCACAAACGCTTTGATGTTCTCTTTCTGTTGTCTGACCAACCCCGCATCATCGTTTTGAATGACCGAGATCGTCAACGTGTCAATGTTCCCGATCAGTTCTTGCGCCTTATCCATCAACAGGATGCCGTTGGTGTCCAGTCCGGTGATGCAATGACGGAATGCCGACAACGCCTGCCCCAACTCGGGATAAAGAAGGGGCTCACCATTCCAATGAAACTGAACCATCGTGCCTGCTGGCGTCTGCCGGGCAATGGAATGAACCAAAGAGATCGGCATGTCCCCCCAATCGCATTTCTCCGGGTGATCACGTTCCAATCGCCGCCGGCCACACATCCAGCATGAGGTTTTATTGCAGCGTGAAGTGAGTTCTATGTTGAGTCGTGCGAGAATCATGTCAAACCACCATCCATCTCCGCTGCTAACATCCTCAATCCTTTTGCCGCGTCTTTCCTGTCGCATCGTTCTGGGCAAAATAGATGAACAATGCTGTGCATTTTTTCTTCTCCGCATTCACAACTTTCCGAGAATCTGAATGCCAAGAAAAATCCCTCATCGTTGTCTGCATTCCTTGTTTTTCTTACCGTTATTTCTACCTTCAAACCGCCCTCCACCCGCGAAAATCCGTGTCCCTGCCTTCGTAAAACGCCCGCGCCCTGGCCGTCGATGCAACCGCGCACCGCATGTAATAAGCCGATAACAAACGTTCATTGGCTTTCGCCAACAGCATATTGGCATCTTTTGCCGTGATCTCATCCATGAACGACACCGTGAACAGGTCCGAGTTGGTGTGTTTGTTCTCGTAAAAATCAGATTCATCATCAATCAACCCACGCTCGACCGCCGTATCGAACAATTCACATCCAGGATACGGCGTCACCGGCCTGATCGTACGCAACTCCGATACTCCATCATATTTGATCAGAAATTGCATCGCCGCTTGCAGGGTGTCCTCATCATCGCCGATGTTACCCCACATCAGGTTGAGACCCGGAGTGATCCCGGCGTCAATCGTCGCCTTCACCCCGGCGTGAATGGTCTCGACCGTCAGTTTCTTCTTCATCTTGGCTAGAACCTCGTCACTCAGCGCCTCCACCCCGTAGTTGATGTAGTTGCATCCGCTCCGTTTCATGACTCCAAGGACTTCCGGCGCCGCATGGTTCAACCGACCGTTGCAATCCCACTTGATTTTGAACGGTAAATCAACAATAGCCTCCGCAAACTCGACCGACCGCGCCTTGCTGCTCATCAGGAGCTCATCGGCGAACTGAATATGCGTTGCTCCGATGGTCGCGTTGAGCATCCGGATTTCTTCCATCACTTCTTCCACCGGGCGTGGGAAAAATCCATCTATCATCCGAAAACAAAACGTGCAACTGTACGGACACCCACGTCCTGACAGTATCGGAACGGTGAAATCAGTCGGAGCCGAATTTGGGAACCTGTGAAGCCGATATGTGAACATCTCTGGGAACGCAAAATCAGGCAGTATTTCAGGATAATGAGTGTCACCATTAACTATCGGTCCGAGTAGGGGTTTTGCCAATCCTTCACCAAATCCCACCACTACATGGTCAGCACCGCACTGATCCATGAAATACTCCGGCGCCCCCGCCGGTCCATGCCCGCCCAGGACGTATTTGAACCGGTCACGAGTCACACACTCGTTGACGGCCCGAGAGATCGACAACGCCTTCCGATACTGGTAGTACCCAGCCACAAACCCGAGCCCCACCAGGTCGTACCGCCCATTATCAATGATCTCAGTCAACATCTCATCAGGAAAATGGTAGATATCCTGCCTAATCGTGTCCACATGCCAGCCCGAGCGGCGCATGGATGACGAAAGGTACGCTAAATTTAGCGGGAGGAAGGGTAGATGACTGCCATTGTCGTAAGAGATCAGGGCCGCTCTCGGGGTCATAACGCCTCTTTAGTTGAATTGAAGATTGATTGATGGAAACCTTGTCTTGTCGTGTCGCGTCGCGCCAAGCCAAACCCTACCATGCCTGACTCCGCCTCGCCTCGCCTGCCGTACCACACCATGCCGCGCCAAACCCCGCCTTGCCTTACCCGGCCTGGCCGCGCCTGCCGAACCCGACCAAACCTTACTTCACCAAACCACACCATGCCCAACCCGGCCTGCCGAACCACGCCATGCCCTACCTTGCCTCGCCCAGCCGCGCCATGCCCAGCCTAGCCTGTCCTACCACCAAGCAACAACCCCCTACCTCACTCTCAAAAACCTGCCCCAACCAAGGGCGCTGGTCTTCTCCGGTCTTCCCTCGCAAATCCCAACACCCCATCCAGCCTGATCCATCAGCGCCAAAACTTGCGCTTCTGACACAATTCGGCTGTTGAACTCCACATCAACGCGCAATTGCCACTCGTTGTAACAAGGTCGATAAGTCAATCCGCGAATGTTGTTGCCAATAGTCACCGCATCCTCACGCATGACAGCAACCGCCGGTGAACCATCAAAGAGCTCAATCGGAACCAGCGATGCACCCGGATCATCAGTGAATGATACGAAAATCGCTTGCCTCAACCCCACCTTGGTCAGATCCTCGAACGCCGTGGCCGCACTGACCATGGCCTTTTTGATACCAGTTAGCGGGGCGCATTCACGCCCTTGTGCATCAACATAACGTGCTGCAAGAAATTCCTCGTTCGGGTCGCGTTCCTGTTTCTTTTCCTTGACCTTCTTCTGCTGCTTGTCCCGGATCTCCTGTTTGACCTTCTCCGCAAACGCATGAACCACTAACGGAGAACCCGGTAGTCCATGAAGAACCAAACTCACTCTCTTGACACTGGTTAAAATGTCCGGGATTACTGTTTCTGCAATTGCCGTCTTCTTTTCTGCTTTTGCCATCTGCGTAGTCTCCTCAAAGAGGGTAAAAAAGTTGACCTTGCCTGCCGTACCTTGCCTTGCCAGACCTTGCCTCACCAGGCCAGACCGTGCCGGGCCTCTCCTGCCGTACCGTACCAAACCTGGCCAGACCTAGCCAGGCCCCGCTGTGCCTCGCCACGCCTCACCAAACCCCACCTCTCCTGCCGTACCTTACCGGACCCAACCGGTCCTCGCCTGTGTCCACCTGGCCCTGCCTGCCATGCCGAACCTGGCCCCACCGCGCCATACCAGGCCAGGCCTCGCCTTGCCGGACCTCACCTTGCCCAACCTGCCATGCCATGCCGAATCAAACCTTTCCTGAACGGGCATTGCCATACCCCGCCGCGTCAAATCACTACTCCCTCACTCCCAATACCTCAACTTCTTCGCGTTCTCCTTCTCTTCCGCCAACATCGCCTTGTACCCACCACCCAGCACGCCCGGTATCGACCGCACATACTGCGCCAGCAATTCCATCCCTCGATGTTCCAAGCTTGCCGCCTGATCACTGCCGTACATCGCCCGGTCCAGCGTGATGTGCCGCTCAATCGCCACCGCACCCAACATCGCCGCAGCCATTGACGGCAAAATCCCGGCTTCATGCCCGCTATACCCAACAGGACACGAGAAATGTTCCGCCATGGTCTTCATGGTCAAAATATTGCACATTGCATCAGGGCATGGATAGATCGACACGCAGTGCATCAACGTGAATGGACAATCCGCACGCCTGAAAATCCGTACCGCCTCCTCCACATTCCACGTCTCACTCATCCCCGTGCCAATGAACGTGTGTTTCCTCCTCTGCGCCACCGCCTCAATGAAGGGTAGATTCGTGATCATCGGTGAAGCCACCTTGTGATGTTTCACCCCCAACCCGTCAACCTCATCCAACGCCTGCAAATCCCAGGCGGATGCAAACGGTTCCAGTCCGAGCTCCCGCGCATACTCAAACAACTCGTGAAGCTGATCAACACTGAGCTCCAACGCCTCTTTCTGTGCCCGTTGCGTCATCCCCCACGGACTCTCCCGCGGTGAATCCAGGAACTCCCGAGTATACACCACATCAATGGTCCGTTTCTGAAACTTCACCATGTCCCAACCCGCATGTTTGGCCTGGTCGATGAGCTGCCTGGCGACGAGCATGCTGGCGTTATGATTGATTCCCAGCTCCCCAATAAGCAGTGTCATGCCGCCACCTCCACCACCTTCGGTTTCACCATTTCAACCACGTTCCCCGCCGGGCTCATGGCAAACCCCACCTCAATCCCCTCATCCTCGGGCTCCCCCAGGTGCCGCACCAATACCCCTTTGGGCCATGACACCACATCAATACTAACATGCGGCGACCATTCCCCGGCAATCGGTTTGATCAACTCGATCATCACCGGGTCATCACCACGCTGCATCTTCACCACCCGCAACCGCCGATGTGCCCAAATCTCATGGCGATGGATCACAACCGAATATCCCAACCCCTCGAACCAAGCAATCTCGTCCTCAATTGACGCATCCTCGACCATCAACCCAACATGACGCATAAAACCTCCTCTAATATGACCAGCCCTGTGGCCAATTGCTCATAAGAAATCGTTAACGGTGGCCCAATCTTGACGCTAGCCTTGCCCGTATGCACCAACAACAACCCCTTGTCCCGTGCCGCCAGTACAATCTGGTCTGCATCCTCGACGCTCTTGGTGAGCAGCGCCGCCACCATTCCCCGACCACTCACATCATCCCAAATCTCTCGCAACCGGTACTGCAACAACGCACAACTCTCCTGATCCGGTATCTTCCCCCGGTCAATCACGCCCAACACCGCCAACCCCGCCGCACACGTGATCGGATTGCCGCCATGAGTGTTGCTCCACTCCTCCTGGTTGACGCTCATGATCTCCGCCATCTCTCCCCTAGCCAGCACCGCGCTCCCCGGATACCCATTGCACATGCCCTTACCAATGACAAGGAGATCCGGCGCCAATCCATCATAATGTTGGTAGGCAAACCTCGTTCCCGTGCGGCCAAACCCGCTTTGAATCTCATCAAAGATCACGATCTCCGCAGATTTGATGAGATCAACAGTCTCTTGACTCCAAAACCGCGCATCCCACCCGCGATAACCCTCGATAATGCCTGTCCGCATCTTTCCCGGGAGCACATTGTACGTAGTCAAGGTCTCCATCGGTCCATACGTTTTCCCGTGAAACGTATCCGCCAGCTTGTAAACGGTCGCATCCGGCCCGACATCCCACCGCGCAATCCTCAGCGCCGCCTCGACCGCCTCACTACCAGTCGTGAACAATTGCATCGCATCATACCCGGTCCACGCCAGCAACTCCCTCTCATATGTGTTCCGCAACCCCGTATCGTAGGTGTACGTGTGCGGCCCGTATTTGGCTATTGCAGCAGCCACCGCATCATTAACCACCGGGTTGTTGTGCCCCACATTGGCGCAAAAGATCCCCGATGTGAAGTCGGTGAATGCCCGGCCATAACTCCACACGGTGGCGTTGTCGGCCCGTTGCCACCTGAATTGACGGTTGAATAGCACACTCATCGACCATCCTCCACCAACCGCGCAGCCTCGTCCCACTGCTCCGGCGTGTCCAGCTCAATCGTATGCGGCGTGATAAACCCGTAAATGCGCTGCCCGAAACAGTCATCCGACCGGTAATCAAGGGATTTTGGGAACAGGATATCAACGTAACCGTTGGCCTGGTACGTTGTTGGACACAAATGGTTTGGCCTGTTGGTGAGGTCCTGGCCGTTGAACAGTATAGGCGTGAGCTTCCCGGCATGGCCACGGAAAAACGCTTTGAACGCACTCTCAGCCATAACTTGCACCGATCTCAACGACGAAAACCCATCGGACTCCGCCTGGTGCGCCTCAATCAGCGCCCGCCTCATGATCGTGACACCGCGGAACGGCGTTGTTGGCCTGAGATAAATGATGAAGTCGGCGTTGTAGTGCTGCTGGAAATGCGCGACTACATCATTATCAGTACTGTTGTCGCTCGCCAACTCGGGCGGACGGTCGAGAACCTGGGCGCCGGAACGTTTGGCAAGCGCCGCTATCTCAGTATCTTCCGTGGACACAACCACCAAGTCAACCATCAGTCGTTGCGCCGCCTCGATGGTCCATTGCACCAATGGTTTACCCCCCAACAGGCGCAGGTTTTTCTTGGGTATCCGTTTCGACTGCCCCCGGGCAGGTATGAGTGCAATGATGTTCATTTCGACCCCCGCTTACCTTTGGGGCCCGCATGATCGCCGGGGTCCTTGACCTGTGAGTCCTTGACCTTGGCGTTGGCAATGCGGATGGCTTGACCATCATCGCCGGTATCTTCGAGGATTGCGTTTGCGATCTTGGAGGCATTGACGGCCTGGGCGGGAGTCAGTGACTTGTTGTGTTTGGCTCGAAACTGCTTTGGGTTCCACGGCATCTAGCGCCCTCCTGATTATGGTGGTGGTTGTGATTATGGTGGTGGTCGCCGGTTACTTCGTGCTGCCCGTGGCGCACGCACCCTTTCCAGCCTTGCCCTTTGGTTTCTGCTTCGTTCCCTTCTTGCTCTTACCTTTCTGCTTCATGGTGATTCGGTCCTTTCATTCCATTTATTGTAAACGCGCCAAGGTATTGCGGATCAATTGTTGTAGCTGCTCGTCAACATGATATTTCTCTGCCATTGTTTTCAAAGCCAAACCGGGTTCGTTCCCTCTCCTTTGAGCTGCCGCTGTCCAATCACAACACATTTCCAGCAGACAAAATATGTCTAATTGCAAAACTGGATCGTTTAATGTTTCAACTGCATGCGGCAGGAAAAACTCGATGTGATGATCGTTTGCTGATTTGTGATGTTCCCAACCTGCCCCCATTTCCCTGCATAGTTTGATATATCGTTCACTGCCATACTCGACCGCTTCCGTGTTTAGCGCAAAAACTGGCCCGATATAGGCGCTCATCTCTGGTTCGTGCAGTTTTGACTCATCATGCAACATGGCCCTATCTAGGACTTTCTTGGCCGCATTAACCATCAATTGAGCCACAATTTTCTGATGTTTATAGGTGTCTGCCTCATAAAACAGCTTTTTCTCGTCTACCATTCTGGGCTCCTGTGATTATTTCTTTGCTGTGATTATTTCTTTGGTGCCAGGTTGCTTCCCTCGACCTTGGGAGCCGTCGCCGCAATCTGAGCCTCGACCTGGCTGAGTTCGACCTTGGCGGCGATCAGGCGGTCCTCAATAGATGCCTTGCTGAGTTCTATTCCCCGGATCACAAACGCAAGCGCCGCTTTTTGCTGCTGAAGCTGGTCGATAATCGGCGGCGCTTGCGCCATCTGGACGGTGGACTTGTCGGCTTTCTTCGTGGCTTCGTCGGCCGCTAAGCCACATGTGGACGAAAACATTATGAGAAATGCGATTGCTAACAACGATGTAGTCAATGATGTGGGTCTCTTCATCGGCGGCTCTCCAGATCATGTATGAAGGTGGAAGTTCGACGGTCTTTTCTTTGTGGCTATAACCCCCAGCGCGGCTCACAACCCCAGCAATGAAGCCGGAATAGATAGCGTCGTGCTAGGCGTCACGGGCTTGTTTTGGTTGACCGTCTGCGTGATGGTGCAGTTGTCGTTGTCGTAGACGTACATCACGTTGTTGGTTGTCATGCAGCCGGCAATGGCCAGCAACCCCGACAACAACCCCGCCAGCAGCACGGTTATGAGCAGTGACCTCATGAACCTCATGTCTTCCCTCCTCTCTCCTCCATCATTAAGATGTCTTTCTGGCGTTTTTTGGTCCACAATCCTGGGCCCCCCAGCGCCGGCCAGGTCGCAATACCCCGCACCTCGAACACTGCCACAGACCGCGCACCTTGCCGTCAACGGTGAGCAGGTCGAGCACATGGACCAAGCGACAGTCAAAGACCCAGCAGAGCCATGCACCCTTCATAGCTTGCCCTCCCCGGGTGGTGGATCTGGACAAAGGGACTGTGCTCGCACATCGTTGAGGATTAGCATACACGCCTGGGTCTCATTGAGGAGGCTGCTGCGTCGGGGATGGTCGGGGGGAAGGATGTCGTCGATTATGCGGCGTATGCGCCGGATTGACTCGTACAGGCGGCAGAGCGTGCCCGCCAGGTGCGGGTGATGTGCTGGTGCTAGGTGCTCGGGCGTCATTGGTCGATGATCCCCCGGTGGTGCTGTGCTGTGCTGTGCTGTGCTACATGGTAAATGCTGTTAGTGGTAGTGGTAGCCTCGTAAGCCTCGTATCTAATAGAACATGGTTGCGGACGTTGTCAAGCACATAACAACGGTGGTTATTACCGGCTCGACATCGTTATGTCAAAAATTGCATAACGCCTACCCCACGTGTCAAAAATTTGACACCCCACGTGTCACAAACCCATGTGTCAAATTTTTGACACCCCACGTGTCACAAATGGAAAAGACGTGACACAACGCTCGACTGCCAATTTTTGTCACTCGACTGACAATTTACAACACAGGTTCCATGCGGGTTGACAGCGACATAGCCCCTTCAACCCAGCAGCCATCGGCTTGCCGAACACCGTCACTTTAACCTGCCATAATCCCGCCATGCCCAGCCACGGGTTGCCCATCAATCTGTGCACCGTCACCGCGACGCGGCCATTATTGCCACACGACAAAATAATTTTACCGCGATGCCAAGCTGGCACGAGTCTCGCAGTATCAACAGGTAACTCCGGCGCAAACAAACCGGGGGCGCTCAGGGACCATGAGGGAACTGGGGGAGCGCTCGAACGGAGCGGCCAATCAGACCAAAAACGGGGCTTACAGGCACCCGATCACGGTGGGTTGATCGGTGAGTAGCTGGCGGCTGAGGGGTGCACCTAGACAGAGGCAGTGCCCCATATAGATAGTGTCAGTGGTTTAATAGTGGGCAGGTAAAAATGGGCGGTGAGATATGAGAATAGAAGATATCGCGTTAGAGAATGGACGAGTGGTGAAGCATAAGCCTTGGGGCGATGGTGCGACTGAGGCTTACATGGATGATGGTGGGGCGATGTCGGAAAGCGAGTGGGGCGAATATTGTTTGCATCGGGCGAACCTTCACACGGCGACGTATCCCAAGCCGTTAAAGCAATAGGAACAACCAACCACCTGCCCAGCCTTGAACGACTGACGAGAAACGACAACAACCAATGGGGGGAATGGACATGAGCATTGACCGATCAGAGGTAGCGCGGGCACTGGCCAAGGCTATTGCGTACAAGAACTGCGGCAAGGACCGTGAAGCTGAGGCATGGGCTCGGCGGTTAGTCGAGCTGTTAGAATGCGCCGATATTTTGAAGTGAAGGGGGCAAGGATATGAAGCGACAAACGAAACAACAGAGTAGGGCCGAAAAAGAACTTCGCATGGCGATAAGCGAAGAAGACCGCTACATGGGAAGCGTCTTTGTTACATCGCATGGCCAAAGACAACATGAAGAGCGGGTGCGCCTGGCCTATGCAGAATACCGCAAGGTGGGCGGTGAAAAGGACATATAGCATCCTGATTTCACCTTGCCCGTGAGCGATCGCGGGCAGGATTGGAGACGGGAGTTAACAACTAACTGGAGGAGAATTGCCATGATCAGGAAAACAGAGAGAAAAGACTATTTTGCGACTAAATGTACTGCATGTGGGCGGTTGCTCACGAATCCTGGATATGGGCGACTGAGCGTGTACTGTTGTGGAAAAAATCGACGGTGGTTTAGCCCCACCTATGTCACGACGGCATACGATGATGGCAGGGATGAGCGCGGACGCTACCACCACCGGGCACATCATATCTCGACTGAGAGAGATATCTGGGATGTCGGCGGGAGTTGAATCCTGATTTCACCTTGCCCGTGAGCGATCGCGGGCGGGCTTGAAGCCAGGAGTTAACAACTAACGGGGAGTAGGGACGATGAGAGACAACCGCACAGTAGCAGAATT